ATGTCAAAATTGAAACTCAAAGAGATGCGAGTTTAAGAGCAGATGAGCTTGTAGCAACTGCGGTATATGGAGTTAGTGAATTACACGACACTTATGGTGTTGAATTGTATAACGATTCCTCTATCTCAGACTAATAAATAGTTACTAGAGGCGAGAAATCGCCTCTAGTGCAAAATAGAAAAGGAAAAACATGGTAAAAATAATATCTAATGTTACGCTTGTTAAGTTAACAAACGGAAAAAAGACTATTGAAAGAAGCAAACTACAATATGAAGCCAATATAAAACACTTTACGATGAGGGGTTTTAAATTAGCTTCAGATAAGGTAAAAGAAGTTAAAAGCGATACAAAGAATGTCGTTAAATTAAAACCAAAGAAAAAGGGGAAAAAGAAATGACAAAATATTGGAAACTAGCAAAAGATAATCCCAAGATTGCGATTGCTATTGTTGTAGTTATTATTGCCATTATTGCTTTAATTAACTAACATGGCTAATTTTACTGGTGCGGATGTCATAGCGGCTTCTGACGTAACAAAATATCAAACAGATGCGTTTGATTTTGGTATTGCAAGTGGAGCATCAAGTGTTACGACTTGGTTGGCTCAAACTACTAATGATATTTTGAGAGATTTAAGAATTAAATGGTGGCCGATTTATAAATCAAATGTCTATACTGACATCACAGTTTTAAATACTGCTGAAATGGTTAATACTAAAGTTGACCTTGACCAATTTGAAAGGGCTGGGGTTTATCTATTTTTATCAAGATTTTTTTTACCAGCTTTAACTAAATTTAGACCAGAAGCAGATAAAGACCGATTTGAAAGAATGATTGAGTTTTATTCTTCAGCTTATCTTAAAGAATTTCAATCAATATTAGACGATGGGGTTAGTTATGATAGCGATGCTGGTGGAACAATCTCTGCTAGTGAAAGAGAACCTTTGCATAGCTATAATCGTTTGACTCGATAAATGGCTGTTAAAATTAAGTTAAAAACGAATCAAAAATTAGTAGCAAAAAACTTTCAAAGACTTGCAAAGAAACTTCCTCGATTTATTGATAAAGGACTCCTACAAGCTGGATTTCATTTATTAGATATTATCAGAACTAAAAGTGCCAGAGGACAGGACTTTAGGGGTAGTCCTTTTGCACCTTATTCAGAGGGTTATTTAAAACGATTACAAAGAGAGGGTAAAAAGATAGCAGTAGATTTATTCTATTCAGGTCGAATGTTAGGTGCTTTAACTCCTGGTGGAAAAACTGTCAAAAAAATAAGAAATAATTTTGTTAGTGTTTCTTTCTCTAATTCCCAAATGCAACAAAGGGCATTATTTAATCAAGTGTTAAATGAACCTAAAAGAGAATTTTTTGGCTTTAATTCAAGAACAGAAAATATTATAGGTAAAGCATTTAATAGATTTGTAGAAAAACAAATAAGGGCAACAAGAATATGAGTGTAAGAGAAAACATAGCAGATAATATTAAAACAGTTATAGATGCCATTAGTAGTCCTGATGTTAAGCTTTGCACAAGACAACCTTTTGAACTGGAAGAATTATCACAAACACAATATCCGGCAGTTATTATTCAAACCTCCGAAGAATTAAGGGAAGATCAAGAACTAGGAAGTGGTGCTAAAACTAGATCAGGCACTATTGATTTTGTTATATTGGGTTTTGTTAAAGGCAGTAATACCAATATTGATACATTAAGAAACGCTTTAATAACAGCGATTGAAACTGCTTTAGAAACTGATATAACGAGAGATTCCAACGCACTCGATACAGAAGTTGTCCAAGTCGAAACCGATGAGGGTACTTTGTTTCCGGTAGGTGGGATTAGAATGGTTGTAAGATGTATGTATAAATATAGTGCTGGAACTCCATAATGGAAAAAATATTAGACAAAATAAATAAGAAGATCAATCAAATAGAAAAATTACATGATAAGGAATCTTTACTTTGCGAAGAGGTTAAAGATTTGATAGAAGAAATAAGAGAGGGTCAATCTAACGATGATATTGACGAAGAAGAAGAAAAGGAATAAAAGGAATTATGGCTAAAGATATTGAAATAATAAAAGGAACAAATAAGATTACAATAAGTCAAAGTAATCTTGCACATTACGAAAGTCTTGGTTATAAAGTTGTAGGAAAACAAGAAATTGTCAAACCTAAAATAACAAAAGAAGAAAAAGATAATAAGGAGAAAAAATGGCGGTAGTTCACGGAAAAGAAGGTGTTGTTAAAGCTGGAGGTTCAGCAATAGGAAACTTAACTGGATTTACATTAGAAACAACAGCAGATGTTGTTGAAAAAACAGCGATTGATGATGGAACTAAATCTTTTATATCTGGAAGAACTTCATTTTCAGGAAGTCTTGATATGAATTTTAACAGAGAAGATGCTCAACAAGTAACTTTGTTGGCTGGTTCTAGTATTGCATTTATTGTTTACCCAGAGGGTACAACTTCTGGAGATAGAACTTTTACTGGCACAGGAATTGTTACTGGTATGAGTACTAATAATTCAATGGATGGGGTTGTTTCAAGATCAGTTACTTTTCAAGGTACTGGAGCATTAACAATAGCAACTGTATAACTTAATTTATGTCAGTAATTGATAGAGTTAAAACACATTTTGAAACTCTGCAAACAATTACTATTGAAGTGGAAGAATGGAAAGACGAACATGGTAATCCATCTGTCTTTTATTCCGAACCTTTAACTCTTGAAGAAAAAAATAAGATTTTTCAAAAGTCCAATAACTTCCAAGACTTAACTGTTTTGGTTGATCTATTAATTATGAAACTTCAAGTTAAGGATGACAAAGGCGAATTAAAAAAAGCTTTTGCACCTGAAGATAAATTCTCTTTAAGAAAAAAAGCAGATTCAAATGTTATTGCAACAGTAGCCAATAGAATCCTTGCTGACACCAATTACGAGGTGGCCGAAAAAAAATAGTTAGCGACCCCTCAACAAGGTCGCTTCTCGTTGTAGCTGACCGACTCCACATTACCATCCAACAAGTTTTACAAATGCCAGTCAGCCATTATAATCTTTGGTTAGCTTACTTGAAAAAAGAACAAGATGAGTATAAAAGTCAAGAGAGAATGGCTAAACATAAAAGGTAATAAATGACACAGAAATTAAAAATAGACATAGTTGCAAAAGATATGTCGAAACGAGCATTGCAAGGTTTGCAAGGAAGCTTGGGAAGAATAAAAGCTTCTGTTTTTAATTTAAGAAATGCCTTTATCGGTTTAGGTGCTGGTCTTGTTATTAGAAATCTAGTTAATACAGGAAAAAATTTAGAAAACTTACAAGTCAAATTAAAATTCTTATTTGGTACAGCAGAAGAGGGTGCAAAAGCTTTTGATGAAATGGCGAAGTTTGCCGCAAAAGTTCCTTTTTCTTTAGCAGAAATACAACAAGGTGCTGGTGTTCTTGCAGTTGTTAGTGATGACGCAAAAGAAATGGCACATCTAATGAAGATTACTGGTAATGTTGCCGCAGTTACAGGATTAGATTTTAAAACAACAGCCGAACAAATCCAAAGGTCAATGTCCGCTGGTATATCAGCCGCAGATTTATTTAGAGATAAAGGTGTTAAATCAATGTTAGGATTTAAAGCTGGTGCAGCAGTATCAATAGAAGCAACAGCAGCCGCATTTGATAGAGTCTTTGGAGAGGGTGGAAAATTTGATGGAGCAACTGATGAATTAGCCAAAACTTTAACAGGAACTCTCTCAATGATAGGCGATAAAGTTTTTAACTTTAAAAGAACTTTATTAGATGCTGGTTTCTTTTCTGAACTTAAAAGACAATTTGGCGATCTCAATAAATCATTAGAAACAAATTCACAATTATTAGATGATATTGCAATTACTGTTGGAACAACTTTAGGTGTTGCGGTTGAAAAACTTGCTGGTGGATTAAAATTTATAGCACAAAATATGACAGCAGTAATGGAGGTATTTAAAGTATTAATTTCATTAAAAATTGCGGCTATGTTTTTAAGGTGGGGAAGAGCATTAGTTCCTATTGTTGTTTCATTAACAGCTATGACTGCTTTAACCGGTAATATTGTTGCTATTGGTTTAGCGGCAACTGCCGCAGCAGCCGCATATTTCGCTTTAGGTTATGAAATTGATAAAATCGAAGAAAAGATTAGTAAAAATTTAATTAAACATAAACAAAATTTTGATTTTGAAGATGCTAAAGTTCAAGCTATTCTTAAATCACAAGAGGGCATAACAAAAGAAGTTGAAAAACAAATAGAACCAGTTAAAAAAATTGGAGAAGAATTTAGAAGAATCAATGAGGGTGCTATTGCTAAACTTGATGAACAAATCAAAAATATCAATACGACTATCGCAACAGGCATTAGTAGCGGTATTACA